CAATGAGAAACAATAATAAACAATCATTGTTTCTCGATAATCGATTGAATATCAATGATTTAGGCCCTTGTAAACAATGTAAACAATAATATAGGAGGAAAACCTGAATAGGGAATATGAGGAAAATTATGACCAATTTAAGAAATGAAAAATCACAAAATAGAGTGCACAGAATCATTGTTTACATTGTTTCTCGAGAGGAGAAATGGGGACCTAATCAATTGAATATCAATCACTTAGGTGAGAAACAATAGGGAATTTTATTGTTTACTACTGGTCAAATATTGTTTATTATGAAAAAAACTGAGAAATTGGGGCTACCCCCAACTGGGAAACTTGGAGTGATCCGCCGATGGCTTGGACTCTACTCAAAAGAGGAGCGGGAGGTCCTGGACTACGCCCGCAAATTGAAAAAGACCACCATGCAAATAGCACGTGGACAGCAGAGTCTGCTGTCCCGTCCGGGATGGATGCGGCACGAGGACTGGCGTGAAGTCCGCAAATTACAAAACAAATTAGAAAGGAGGCGTAGAAAATGATTGCAATTTACCTGTTGGCCATCATCGGTCTGTTCGCGATTTTCGGCGGGATCCGCCAATGGTGGATCAGTCCCAAACGGAAATTGAGCCGATCCATCAAGCAGATGGAGAGAGCGGAGAGACGGATCCAAAAGTTCAAAAAGAAGTCGTAGGCGAGTAGAATTGGTCCAGTAGAACTGACAGAGTCAGTAGAACTGACAGAGTCAGTAGAACTGACAGAGTCAGTAGAACTGACAGAGTCAGTAGAACTGGTGCCAAATTGGGCCTTCTCTCGACCCACAAATACTGGACGGCACTCGCGCATACGGAAATTAAAACCAAACAAGCATGAAAGCAAAACACTTTAAGCAGCTCGGGAAAAACTGGGCTTTGTACTCGGAAGTCAATACCAAGTACTGTAATTGGACCCCATCCATCGCCACGGTCCACGAAGGCATGATTTGGCCGCAAGGTATTTCGGTCAAGTTCCTGTGGTTCGGCGCGACCCTCATTCGCGTAAGCGAATAAATTAAAGATCCCCGGGGCCGAACACTCCGGGGATTGTTGTGCAGAAATAAATTTTTAATTTGTATAAGGTTTGATTATATTTGAGGCATGGCACGAAGTACATATAAAATGAGTCCGCTCGCCTATATGGAGGAGGGGCAGAAAAGGCGAGACGCCGGGGAATTTGTAAAGCCCACCGATGCGGAGGAGCTTTATTTTGCATTCATCGAGTACTGCAAATTCATGCAGGATAACTATTTCTCCCAGGCTCACAAGAATAAGAATGGCGAAGACTGTAGCGTCTACATCTCCCGCCCGATGACCATCGAATCATTTAGGCTGTTTGCTGGCATCAACCCTGTTGAGTACGAGGAGCTCACGGGAGACCCGGTAGCAGCTGCAATTGGTGGCACCATCGAGGACGCCATCAATTCCCAGCAGATTGAGGGAGCACTGGTTGGCAAGTACGCTGCCAGCCTCATCCAGGTGCTTCAAGGACGCAAGACAAATGTCAACCTGACGGGAGGCATTACTCTCGAACAGATAACAGGAATGGAGGTAAAATAAAATGGGACGCCGGCTTCAATTTGACACCAAAGGCAACGAGAAGCAGAAGGAAGTGGCTCGGTTATGGCTTGATGACTCGGTCACTGACATTCTGTATGCTGGCACGAAAGGTGCTGGCAAATCGTATCTTGGGTGTTCATTGATAGCCGGCGATGCCCTCACCTATCCGGAGACATTTTATTTTATTGCGCGTAAGACGGCCGCCGACCTGGTCCGATACACCATACCCTCCCTCTACGAGGTATTCACCCATTGGGGTATCACGGAGGACTACTACCATTTCAATGGTCAATACAACTTTTTCGAGTTGTACAACAAAAGCCGCATCTACCTCATCGATGCCAAGTACAACCCCAGTGACCCCATGTACGAGAGGTTCGGTTCCATGCAGATGACTCGGGGATGGATCGAAGAGGGCGGAGAGTTTATCCGCGAGGCGAAGACCAACCTCCAGGCTTCCATCGGTCGTTGGAAAAACGACGTATACAAGCTGGCTCCCAAACTCCTCATCACCTGCAACCCGTCCAACAATTTCCTCTACACGGACTACTACAAGCCATGGAAGGAGAACAAGCTGCCTCCTTGGCGTCGGTTCGTCAAAGCTCTGCCCCAGGACAACAAGACTCTCCCAGACACGTACATTGAGGGACTTCTCCAGAACCTGACCCAATCGCAGATCGAGCGATTGGTATTTGGCAACTGGGAGTATGACGACGACCCGAATTGGCTGGTCGATTATGACGCAGTGTGCGACATGTTCAGCAATGAGTTCGTACTCCCGACAGGCGACAGGTTCATCAGCACTGACCTTGCCGGAAAAGGACGAGACAGTTGGGTGGTTGGAACCTGGGATGGCATGGTATGCCGGATTCCAGTTGCCAAAAGCTTCTCGGAAGGCAAGGAGATGGAGGAGAAGATCGCCCGATTGGCTACCGGTCTTAAAGTCCCCAGGTCAAGCATCGTCTCAGACGCTGACGGACTTGGGTTCTACTTGGAGAGCTACCTGAAAGGCATCCGGGAGTTTCACGGAGGACAGTCAGCTATTGACTCCAAGACGTACAACAACATCAAGTCGGAGTGCGCATTCAAGCTGGCGGAGCTCATCAACAAGCGCCAGATCCACATCATCTGCTCTCCTGAAGTTCAGGAGAAGATCAAGCAAGAGATGACGGTCCTCAAGTCTAAGAACACGAACTCCGCTGAGCAGAAGCGAGAGCTCATCGCAAAGGACACCATGAAGCAGCTCCTTGGCAGATCCCCGGACTTCCTGGACATGCTCATCATGCGAATGATATTTGAGATAAAGCCGAAGGCGACTGGCATGAAGTCCGCCAAAATCATAATCCCCGCAAAACGATGACCCTACCTATCATAGATCATCTCCGAGTAATGCTTCAGGATCTTGCTCCCGGAGCAGTTTTCGAGTGCGACCAGGCTCGGATGCTGAATGTCAAAGTGGACACAATGCCTCGATTTGAGACTGGGCTCAACGGAGAGGTCATCAAGGACTCAAAGGGGAATCCGGTCAGCACTACGTTTATCTACATCGAGGAACCGACTCAGGGGTACTATGACATACCGTACAGAGGTCACCAGAGACAGCGATTGCCTTTGATGATCTATTTCTGTAAGTTCGAGCCAATGGGCAATGACGCCTACAAAGGTGACACCCCATTCAGTGCTGAGTCCAAGACGACATCGAGGCTCATCCTGAGAGACGAGCTGGAGAGAACGCTCGTAAGGCCCTTCCTCCGTCGGTTGAAGACTTCCAGGCTTGGCATGCTTTACCCGGAGATGATGAACACGGTACGAATAGTCTACCCATCTGCCAGATTTGATGCTAACGAGGTCAGTGTGGGCATTGAGCTGACTACATATTCCGACTGGTGCATTTGGACCGAAGATCCCGGCATGGACCTCATAGGCAAGAGATTGATAGATTTGTCTGTTGGTACTGACCTGACCGGCAGAATGATCCGATGCTTGGTCCCCGAGAACATATTCCCAGCTGCTCCAAACGCTCCGACCTATGCCCCTTGGAATCTTAACAAAACGAGGAGATTTACTTTAGCTGTCGGTAATACTGCGGGAACTAACGGTTACGCATACTTACAAATTAACATGGGGGATGCATTATCAGGTTGGACCGCGTTGTCTTTCTTAATCCTAAAGTCTAACTCGGGGGACAGGAACTTGTGGTATAACCCAGTTTGTACACTCAAGGCCCCCGAAGGAACGACGATTTCTAACACGGCTCCCGAGATATTTAAGCAATATCCATTTAACACGCTCACAATAGTAGGATGATACAGCGAATCGACATACAAGGCGGTCAGATGACGTTCGGCCAACGCATAGAGCTTGGTCGGATCATCACTGAAAAGGAGCTGACCGACATCGACAAGATGAAGGAAGGAATGCAATGTCTTGGTGTCAAATGGAGTCTGAGAAACACCTCGGAAGTTGTCGAGTACTGGTATGAGGTTCTCATGGGCATTAAGTACTGGATCGAACGAGAACAGACAGAGCTCAAGTATGAGCCCAGTGCCGAGGAGAAGGCAGCCGGCATTGCTCAACTCTCTTTGGTGGTTGGCGAGATGGCCACCATCACTGCACTGGCCAAGGACTACTCGAAGGACCCGGATGAGATTCTGGAGTGGAAATACGGGAAGGTGTACAACCTCCTTTTCACCAACTTGCAGAGCCACCTCTTCCGGGAGCGACTGAACAAGGAACTGGAGCGTAAGGCTCAGCAGAAAGCCAATGCTCGCAAACCTCGAAACAAATGGCGGTAGGACTGGAACAGATATTGGCTGAGGGTCTCACCCAGATGAGGGACGAGATCATCCGGGCATCGCAGGACGCCGGGCAGGAAGCTTCGGGCAGAACCTATGCTCAGATAACAGTGCAGACGGGACGAGAAGGTGAAACAGTTTGGGGAACAATCGAAGCTCCGAACTACTTCTACACTCTCATCAGGGGACGAGGTCCTGGAAAGATCCCCGCCAATTTGGGACAGATCATCATGGAGTGGGCAAAGCTCAAAGGCATCACCTTCTCGGACCCAAAGGATCTGGTCCGATTCGGAAATGCCACTGCATGGAAGATAAAGCGAGAGGGCTCAGAGCTTTACCGCAATCACATTTATGTTGACTTGGTGGACACTCCTGCGGACAACTTCGAGGAGTATCTGTCTCAGCATTTGGACAAGATGATGAAGGTCCTCATCGAGGAGTCCTTCACTCCTGACAACAATATGGACCACGGATATATAATATAGCGCGATATGGCAATCACAAATCAACCGGCTGACGACTCCCTATTCTCAGCATATTCGCAAATACCAGTTGAGACCGACAACTTAACACCCGGGCTTGAGATCAAGTCTCAGAACCCCGATAAGGCCGACATGATCTCGCTTAACATCATTGACAACGAGCGATCCGAGGTGCTTGACAACAGTGACGGCGGCGATGAAGAATGGTTCAGAGAGTTCGTAATACCTCGGAGGATGGAACCCGGAGAATGGTATGCTTTTCGGGTTGGCTCTGTCACAGCGAACGTGGAAACTCCCCTGACGGTCGCACTATACCAAGGAGACGTAGAAGGCCATGGGGTGGTCTTGGTTGCTGTGGCCGACCTAACGATTGGCTCTCCCACGACATGGCTTGCCCAAGTCCCGCCTACCGAAAGCGTTACATACGATAACACGGTCCTGAGAATATATGCTGGGCAGGCAGGATCAACATCTGGTGTGAAGGTAACACTGAACAACATGTCTTTGGCCTACGGGAAGAACTTTGTCGGCTATAGCCCCAGCTCAGTGAAAGCAGCAAACTCACTAACTGAAAGCATCGACATCTACAGAGACTCGGGATTCGGGCCGAAGAAGAAATACGATCTCAGCTTTTTAGCTAAAGCCGGATTCCGGGATCGTCCCAGAACATACCCGTACACTAACACAAAAATCTACTTTGGCATTGACTACAACCTCATATCGGCATATGCCTACAGAGGCATTGGCGAACAGGATTTCAATGTCCGGTATGCCTCCCGAGGAGTACGACCCCGGGGACACAACGTCAACTTCTCCAGGTCAAATATAGGACTGGTATTGACTGACAGAACTCCTGACAACAACAGGGATCTGTACGTAAAAAAATACTATGGGTATCCATACTTCGTCACCCTGTTCCCGAAAGGAGCTTCGGGATTAACTCCTGCCACTCCGATTGACGTTCGTGTTAAAATTACGGGAGATTCTGCCGAAACTCAATTTGATATTTCCAGCCGACTCAACATCCCTCTTGTGTACGAATTTGAAGACGAAGATGCTGACGAAGATGCTGACTACATAAAACTCAGACTTTCCGATGGAGTATTCCCCAATGAAGCACGGAATATCATATTTGTCGACACGGAGGTACCTTGCAACCCATTCTATATTCGCTGGATAAACCGAAAAGGCGGATGGGATACGTACATGTTTGAGCAACACAAGAAGTATACGCAGGAGGTTGACCGGGGAGACCGATACGTGTTGGCTAATGCCCGGGATCCTTATACCTCAGAGACGAGGGGGGAGTTAGCTCCAGAGGTTAAGAACATAGTCCAAGCTGGAGCAGAACAGCTTGATGAGAACGACTTCAACTTGCTCAAAGGGATTGCTCTCTCGCCTTTGGTTCAGGTGTACAACTACTCAGTCAGGATATGGCAACGAGTCCTCGTAGATGATACTGATCTGACTTGGGACACTAAAGCCCCACGGAACACTGTTAGCTACGAGTTCCAGCTTATTGACGAACAAACTCAGTGGTAATATGAACTACGAACTACTCATGAAAGGCATTGACGGCGAGGTCTGGTCATTGGACCTCCCGCTTGATGCTCCTGCGATGAACTACCAGATCAACAATCTGGCGGAGCTGAAAGACCGGAATGCCTCATACTCCCAGCGGATCAGCCTTCCCAGGACGACCCACAATGAGCAAGCATTCCAATTCAGTTTTGTAATTGGCTCGGGTTCATATGTGCCATACATGAAGTTTCCTTGCCAACTATTCTATGAGGGAGCACTCATATCCCCGGCTGGAGCAGTATTGAACGTCGTAGACGTATCAGATACATCGATCGGGGTCCAGATCCTCGGGGCAACTGCTGACTTGTTCGACACACTAAACAACACTGACGCGAAGGACCCCGGGGATGGTATGTTTCTCCTCAAGTGGTACACGGACACAATGGGACAGACAGAGCGATACCTCACCGGTCCTGATGAGGTTAAAGTCCTGTACTTTTGGCTGTATGCAACTCTACAGAAGAATCCGAACGTGCCCCCGGTCTCGATGGAGGCAATCCGGCAAGTCCGAGAGTTGGACAAGTTCTACCCCCACCTCAACTGGTACGATCTCGTAACGTGGATCTTCGCCCGAGAAGGTTACAGTCTTGAGACCGACGTGGACCCCGTCGACCGAGCCGAAATGTTTTTGCCTTGCACTTACCCCGTTTTGGCAGACAACCCCAAGGCCCCGAAAGCATCCGGAACTGGCTGGATACAAGACCCCCCGATTGGCACTACGGTCGGGGTGATTTGGCAAGGGTCCCCCGGGGTAACTCTCAGTGACCCGGTCGCCGGACGTTTGTTGATGGGTACAGTAGAAGGAACATTCAACTGGATGACTCTATGGGATACTACCATCACGTTTAGTTTCACATGGTCCAATATTTCTGCCATCCGAAATAGTTCGGTGACAGTCCGAGTTACCCACTACAAGAACGACGGAACCAGTGCTGTAGTGTTGACCAGATCTTGGACGTCCGGATCTTCCGGCAGTGTTTCGGTCAACATCCCGATGGAGGCAGGGGAGCACATACTGGTGTCCGGGACTCTCGCCGTAATCCAGCGCCCTGCCAGTCAGATTGACATGAGATTTCCGGTCAGCATTACTGCCCCTCCCGCGCCGGAAACTTCCCCGGGGGATAAGCCTCAACCCGGATTAACCTATGACCTCCTGGCTTCGACTGGGTTTAAGAGCTTGGGGGACATAGTCAAAGCTTTCTTCCAGCTGTTCGGGCTAACCATCGACGTGAATTCCGCCACCAAAGTAGCAAGAGCATACTCGGTTCAGGAGTTCTACAACAGACGAAGCTCGTCCGGGAAGAATTGGTCTGACAAGCTGATAAAAGGTAAGGACACAAAACTTACCTTCCAGTTATCCAGCTATGCCCAGTCCAACGAGATAAAGCTGGAGGATAACAAGGACAACAATGTTACTGACTCGTACAAGTTCAGAATCCCGGACGTCAATCTCCAGCCCACTAAACTCCTGTTCCAAATTGGGTTCTTGGCAGGGCTCAACCAAGCCCTTTTTGATGAGGACACTACAAACAAGGTTCACATACTTGCTAACTACCCGATTTGGACTATCAATAGAGGCCGGATGGAGAACGGTGAACTGACCGAGACAACTTGGGAGTACAATGCTCTCAGTAAGCCTATGGTCGTCCATATCGGTAAGTCTGACTATATGTGGCCACAGGTAAGCGTCGGCTATAGCCTTACCCGAGTCCGACTATATCCGGCGTATTTCAAAAATTTGAATTACTACGTTCCTAAGTACTACGACAAGCTCATCAACAATATACTCAAAAGACCGAAGATCCTACAGACCCAGATCCTTTTGGATTCACTCGACATCCAAAGTCTGGATCTGTTCAACCCCATATGGCTGGAAGAGCATGGGTTCTGGTTCTACGTCTCGAAGATAAACAACTTCCAAGCTGGAAAGATAACCAAAGTGGACCTAATACGCATGTAATATGGCCGAAGAACAGAAAAGCACAATTTACAATGTCAAGGTAACAGCTGAGGATGCCCTCAAGACGTTAGCCGAATTGAAACTCCGGTCCCAGGAGCTGAGGGATCAGCAGAAGGCTCTCGGCAAAGTGACCGAGGAGAATGCTCAAGAATACTATGCGCTTGACAACCAGATCAAGGCAATCAACAGCGAGGCGAACAAGTACCAGAAGCAAATCCAGAACAATATTAAGCTCCAGAACCAACAGGAGGCCAGTCTGAACAAGCTGAGGACCCAGTTGTCTTTGGACAATGCCGAGTTTGCAGAGTTGGGAAATTCAATGCAGGACGTGGCTCGTAAAGCCGAGCTCGGCAAGCGCATTGCAGAGACCACTGAGGAACTCAAAGCTCAGGAGGAGGCACTCGGAGACTACCGCCGATCTGTTGGTAACTATGAGAAGGCAACTGATAACCTGAAACAGGAGCTCAACGACTTGACCGACACTCTGATTCGGATGGCTCAAGCCGGGGATACGAGTTCAGCGTCCTTCAAGGATATGGTCAAGCGAGCTGGTGAGCTCAAGTCGGCGGGGGACCTTGTCAATACAGCCATCGATCAGACTGGACGAGGAATTGACACACTGGTCGCTGTCACGGATGCAACTTCGGCAATCACTTCCGTCTACGGTTTATGGACCACGGCCACTCAGGTACTGGGGAGCGAGAACGAGGAGCTCAATGCTACCATGACGAAGATGATAACCATCATCACGGCTCTCTCCTCTTTGTCTTCTCTCCAAGCAGCTCTCTCCAAGACCGAAGCCACTTATCGAGCTGCATCCAACTTGGTTCAGCTGGTTGGCATCAACCAGACTCTCGCCGAGACGAAAGCGATAGCTGCTAAAAATGCCGTACAAGGAGCTGGCAACATCCTCACCAAAGCAGCAGCAGCTGCCACATGGCTTTGGAACGCGGCTTTGGCTGCCAATCCCGTTGTATTGGTGGCAGCGGCAGTGGGCGGATTGGTGGCTGGAGTGGTTGCTCTTACGAACGCATTTAACAGTAACACGGAAGCTCAAGAGAGAGCAACCCGGGCAATGGAGGCATACAATCGAGCTGCCGAAGCCTCCACGTATGTACTGGATCAGATCGAGACCAAGCGGAACACTCTGTCCAAAGCCGAGGAGATCCGGGGCAAGAGAGAAATAGAAAATCTCAAAGCCAATCATGCCACGTCGGAACAGATCGCCGAAGCTCAGCTTAAAACAGCCAACAAGCTCCGCGAGATTGAGATGAGTGCAGCTCGTCAAAGACAGATGGCTGCAATGGATGAGTTCGACTCCTTGAAGAAGGTGATTGCAGCCAAGGAGGAAGAGCTCAACACGTGGTCCGGAAGCTTGGACAAATACAAGGAAGCCAAAAAGGAACTCGATGACTTGAAAGGCCGATACCAAGAACTGTTCCGGACAATCGAGAATGAAGGAGCTGCAGTTGCCAACTTGGCTCTTGAGACTGCAATAGCCAACCGGGAGGCTCAGCAGGCCATTGCCGATAAGGCTCTGGAGGTTGCTTTGAAGAACTCGGAAGCCATGCAGAAGATCCGGGAAGACGATCTCAGGTTTCAAACAACATTCCAGTCTACGAGCATCGCCATCCGGATGGAGTATGAGAAAAAGCTCTACAAGGCAGCTCAGGATGGAGCCCGGGAACGTCTGGCTCTTCAAAAAGCTCACGGCAAAATCACTAACAAGGAGTATCAGACGGCTCTGAATGCTATGGCTCGGTCTGACAAGCAGTTCTACGAGAACCAAGCCAAACAGCTCAATGAATACCTTGCTGGTGTGAGAGCCAACATATTGGCTGTAGCTTCCGGAGGCACAGTCGATATGCAGATTGCTCAGGTTACTCAGAAGTACCAGGACGCCATGAAGGAGCTGGCCAACATTCAGCCTCCCCAGTTCGTGAGAGGTATGAGCGAGGAGGAATACCGGAAAGAGTATGCCGCTTATGAGCAGTTCCTGGTCAACAGAGCCGAACTCGAGAAACAGATCCAACAAAACCTCCAGGACGAAATCAAAAAGATCCGCGGGGACGCTACCAAACAGCAACTTGACCGATTCAACCAAGCTCTCGACGAACAGTATGCCGAGGACCTCTCAAAGGCAGCAGACAACGAGAGGAAGAAGCTGGAGCTCGAGAATGAGATGCTCGAGAAACAAATCGAAGCCAGGAAAGCTGCCGGGGAGAAAACCTATGAGCAGGAGGCCCAGCTACGAGCCAACAATCTTCGTATCCAGCAAATGGACCTCGACAAGGAGCTCGCTCAAGCCGAGTTAAATCACAAGTCCAAGTATGAGATCCGGAAAAGGTATCTGGAGGCAGAGTTGGCAGCAGCTCAAGGAAACGAGGACGCCATTGCTCAGATCCAACTCGAGATGGCCGAGAACGAGGAGTCTTTGTGGGAGGAGCGAATTGAGAAGCTCAGGGAGTATGCTGAAATAGCATCCGGCTTTGCTAATGCTTTCAATGACTTGGCCAGTGCTCTCGGGGAGCGTCGGGCTCAGGAGGTAGAAGAACAATACAGCCGGGAGGAGCAGGCATTGGCAAACATGTACGCTAATGGTCAAATCACGGAGGCCCAGTACAACGAGAAGAAAATCAAGATGGAGAAACAGAAGGAGAAGGAGTTGGCCAAAATCGAACGGGAACAAGCTATCCGGGAGAGGGCAATGGGATCCTTCGAGATTGGCATCAATACTGCCATCTCCATCATGGCATCGGCTAAAAAGGGATTCCCTTTGGCTATCCCATTCATCGCAGCAGCTGCAGCTCTCGGGGCCGTCCAGTTGGCAGCTCTTTGGGCAGCTCCTCTGCCGAAAGCCGCAAGAGGTAGATATATTGAGGGTCCCAGCCATGCTGCTGGAGGAGTGCACATTGAGGCGGAGGGAGGCGAGACCATCATTAACAAGAAGTCGAGCCGAATGTTCCTGCCCCTCCTGTCAGCCATAAACGAACTCGGTGGCGGAGTACCGTTCACTAAAGTCGGGTCGGACGGAGGATATGCTATCCGGTCATTCGCTGAGGCGTCGGAGCCCATTAATCGGCTTGACATGGAGAGGGCAATTCAAAAAGCATTTGGCCAGGTGAGAGTGATTGCTACAATCGAAGATATTCGGAGGGAAGATGCTAACTACGTGCAGATTCAGGACCGGGCTAATTTTTAAATAGCCCAGCACAAATAGTATTTCAATATCTATTAGGAATAATTATATTTGTATTGAAATAATTTGGCACATGATATTCATCAACTTAAAAGGCGCAATTGACTCCGAAGAGAATCGGGTCATGATGGAGCTTTGGGGCGGGACCTCAGAGATCTGTTCCGTGGAGACCTTCCACCGGGTACTTGATGAACACCCCGACGAACAGGAGGTGTGCATCAACATTGACTGTGACGGGGGCTCTGTTGAGGAGGGCTTCAAGATTTACGATCTTCTTCGCATGAGCGGGAGGACGATATATACAAATATTGTCGGGGGATGCCACTCGATGGCAGTGTGCATCCTGTTGGCAGCTCCGGCAGAGAACCGGTCGGCAAACAGGAATTGCCGGGCACTCATCCACAGAGTGTACATGCCGGTCGGGGATTGGCTCACTTCCGACGATGCCCGCAGCATTGCCGAGGAGCTTGCTCTGGAGGAGGAGGCTATTCTTGACGTGTATGTCGAGAGAACAGGTCAGGACCGGGAACGGCTCCGCAATGTCATGCATGAGGAGCGCATCCATGATGCCAAATCACTTCTTGACTTGGGATTCATTTCCAAAATCAATTCATACAACACAAACCAAATTTTTAATGCTATGGCAAAAAACGAAAAAAGCGCTTATGAAAAATTCATGAGCAAAGTCAAGGCATTCCGGAATGGCAAGAAAGGCTCTCCCGCCAACTTCGACTATCTGGATGCTGAGGGTCAGGTCGTTCTCCAGACCGTAGGTGAAGAGGACAATCTGGCCGAAGGTGTAGAGGCAACTCTCGCCAACGGCGAGACGTCGGGCACTGTCGTTCTGGAAGACGGCCGGGTGGTTACTGTCGAGGACAACATCGTCACCAGCATCGAGATGGAGGACAACGAGTCTCTCGAGGACCGCGTTGCAGCACTGGAGGCGATGCTCGACGAGGCAACGAACCTCATCAAGGAGCAGGAGAACGAACTCCGCAACCTCCGTGGTAGCAACTACCGCCCGAAGAACCGCAAGACGGTTCTGCCCGGAGGCAAGAAGCCCGAACCCTCGGCAGCTGACCTCAAGAACGAAGCTCGCGAAAAGCTCCAGAAGGTCAACGCTGCCAAAAAGATTCTCAAGTAGTCAAACTCAAAAACTTTAAGAACTATGGCAGCTAAAAATGGCGGATTTCTTGACATGGACAAGTTCACTTTTTGTGGACGTGTCATTCAGGCAATCTCGGAGATGATTATGGAGGACACCATTCAGGGCCCTGACATCAACTCCATTCACACAGTCTTCCCCGACATCGTCACTAACACCGAGGTGGGTTTCATCGGTGAGGGCGGCATGGTCGGCGTGGCCAACACCGGGTGTAACCCGACCCCTCAGCCGTGGAACATCAACACCCGCAAGCTGAAATGGGAGCCCGGCATCTGGGAGATCCTCCTGTCCCAGTGTTACACTGACCTTCAGCAGTCGGCAACTATTTACTCTCTCCGCACCGGCGTCGACATCCCGGACTTCACGGATACGGACTACATGAACATCGTCATTGAGGTTCTGGAACGCTCCATTATGGACTTCTGGTACCGCCTGTTCTGGTTCAACGACAAAGACGCCAAGAACGTTACCGACAGCGGTATCATTACGAATGGGCTCGACCTGAAATTCTTCACCATCATCAACGGTTTCTGGAAACAGATTACCACCCAGGTTACAGCCAATCCGTCCCAGCGCGGAGCCACCATTACGGAAAATGCCGGGGCATCTTATGCAGCTCAGAAGCTTAATTCGGCCGATGCATTGGACTACATCCGGTCGGTCGTGTTTAATGCCCCGCTTCTGCTCCGTCAGCAGTCTGACAAGTTTATTCTCGTTACCCAGTCGGTCTACGATGCCTATCAGCAGTCTCTCATGGACACTTGCTGTACCGAGACGTCTCGCTTGGCTCTGCTGAATGGCATGGAGGCTCTCAGCTTCAATGGCATTCCGGTCATCGCAATGCCCATCTGGGACAAGATCATCGCTACGTCGGAAGACACTGGCACGAAGCTTAACAACCCCCATCGAATCCTCTTCACCTCGAAGAGCGTTCTCGGCATAGGTGTTGATGAAGTCGACAGCTTCGAGAAGATGCGGATCTGGTACGAATACAAGGATCGCGCGGTATACGTAGAACTGATGGGTCGGGCAGACGCCAAGCTCACCAACCCGGATATGTTCTCGGTAGGTATCTAACCCTCAAAAATCTAAGAAAATGGCAGGACTTGATTGTTCTAAAATCAAAACAGGATTCACCAACCAGGTGTGTGGTAAGCCGGCAATCGCCGGCACCACCGCCAGGGTGATCCTCATCAGCTACTCGGACGTCGACAAATCGAAGTCTGTTGTAACTGACAACGTTATCTCTTCGCTCATCCTTAAGACCGGTGCCACTGGTTACGAAGTCGACTCGCTGCCCAACGCAACAGTTGGCTCGGACACCATCAATGCTGGCACGTATCTCAAGACCCACCAGCACAACGTGGTCGTCCGAATCTTCAAGAAGTCGGAAGCAGCCAAGAAGTTCGTAAACGGCCTGACCAATGCCCGCGTCATCGCTATCGTCGAGAACAACGACACCGGAGACAACGGGGACACCAAGTACGAGGTGTATGGCTGGGACTCGGGTCTGGAGCTCACCGAAATCACTGTCACTACCGAAATGACCGACGGCGTCGCTTACCAGGTAACTTTGGCCAACGGTACCATCGCTCAGGAAGGTTCGCTCCCGATGAGCCTCTTCGACACGGATGAGGCGACCACAGACCTCATGGTAAACGGGCTTCTGACCGGGGGATCTAAACCGTAGCACTCATGACTGACATGCTCGAAAGACTGAGAGCTTACCAATCCAAGTATGGGTCCCTGAAAGGCGAAGCCTATCGGGCCCATACATTGGAATTGGAAAAGAACCCCGCTCTCCATCGAGAAGTAGACGAACTTTCTCGGTACTTTTTGAATAAGTCAGTTTCCCGATGCGGCTTCTGCCTGATCGAAGCCGACTTAGCATTAAGACGAATAACAGAACAACAAATGAAAAATGTAGCACACCCCGATTACGAACTCCGAGCAGGTACTTTGCTCCACGACCCGATCAACAAGGAGTTCAGCAAGATCCTCACCCCGAGGAACATCACGGAGGATCTCTGCCTGTACCACATCGCATTCAACAAGGATGCGCTCTCGTACTTCACCCGAGTTCCCGAAGACCTGAACGACCGACTGGAGAAATTCATGTCTCATTACGGCAAGGAGATGCCGGACAAAGACGTGGAAATCAAGAAGCGTCAGGCTCAGGTCCTCAGCAAGCAGATCGATTCTGTCAAAGTCGAACTCGAAGAACTGAACAAGAAACAGACCGAGCTGAACGCCAAGCTCGATGAGTACTCCAAAGCTATGTCCGCAGTTCAGTCCATCCTCGACTCGGCGAGTGCCGAGGAGAAGCCCGAGGAGAAGCCCGAGGAGAAGCCCGAGGAGAAGCCCGAGGAGAAGCCCGAGGAGAAGCCCGAGGAGAAGCCAGCCGACATCGACACGGAAGTGAAGGAGTTCGTCGACGCCGGGATGGATCTGGAAGCCATCAAAGAAGCCTATGCAGACTCGCAAATGTCTGCCGGGGAGATCGAAGAGGCTTACAACAGGGTAGTCAATCCCGTTTCGGAAACTCCCAAGAAGGGAGCCAAAAAAGGAGGGTCCAAATAGGACTGGTAATAGGACGGGGTCGCTTCCCGTCCCTCCTACTATTAAAATTACGCCAGTATGAAAGTTGCACAGATCAAATCAGCTCCTCAGTTCGAATCCCGGGACTGGAGACAGTATGGCATCCAAACATACGGAGATACCAATGACTTTCCCCAAACAGTCAGCGAGATTGTTCAGGCTTCAAAGACAGGCAATGCCTGCTTGAGCATATACAATGATTTTGTATACGGTCATGGATTCAAAGACCCCGGCATCTACAAATTGCGGGTCAACAAAGAAGGGGAGAAGCTCGACAAGATCCTCCGCATGGTATGCAAAGACTTCACGTTATGGCATGGGTTCGCCATCCATATTAACTACAATATGAACTTCCGCGTCAGTTCGATCCACCACATTCCGTTCGAGTCTCTCCGACTTGCGAAGGCAGACGATGATGGATTCATTGGCCGGACGGCATATCATCCTGACTGGGGTCACCGAGACAAGACGAGGTCCCGGTGGTCCCCGTCCGACATTGAGTGGTTTCACCTCTTCAACCCGGATCCGGGGGTTATCCTGAACCAGGTAGAAGAAGCTGGCGGATGGGACAACTACAATGGCCAGATCCTTTACTTTTCCGGAGACTCTGAAGGCAGTCCCTCTTACCCGGTCCCCCTCTTCATTGCTGAGATGACAGACATGAGAACTGAGGAAGCACTTGCCAATGTAGCCGGTCGAAACGCATGCTCCAACTTCTTGTCAGCTGGGATCTTGGTAGACATCAAGGACGAGACTCAAGATCAGTCCCAAGTCAATGAGACCCAGAAAGAGCTCAACAAGTTTCAAGGAGATGAGAACACCTCTCAATTGTGGTACATCCAGTGCAAGTCAAAAGACGAGGTGCCTCAATTCATCAAGTTCTCGGGAGAGAACTACGACAAAGCATTCGAAGTAACGCAGAGAGTCATCCCGGAGAACATTGGTCAAGCCTTCAAGCAGCCTCCTATTCTTCGAGCTGTTGACGTGGGGGCTAACTTTGGGGCTGATCTCATGACCAATGCCTACAAGTACTACAACTCTGTTACAGTCCGGGAGCGTCAGCAGCTGGAGGAGACTTTCGTATCGATCTTTGAGTACTGGTGGGCTCCTTTGGAAAATCCCGACTTCGCTATTCAGTCTCTCACTTACAATGCCGGCGAGTCTATAGCAGACAGAATTGGCAAGGACAACATGACTCAGGTACTGGAGATTATCCGGGACCAGATGCTATCCACTGTTCAGAAGAGAAACATGCTCAAGCTCATTTATGGGCTTTACGACGAGGAAATTGTAAAACTTATGCCCGATGATACTCAACTCTAACGACATTCGGAATGTTCGGCCGATAGCCGAGAACATCAACGACCCGGCCAGACTGGAACCCTACATCCGGGAGGCCGAGACCCTCAGATTGATGGATGCCATAGGAGCCAACCTCTACAGATGGCTCGACGAGACAGACTTTTCCGGCCCCGGTCCTTTCCAATACGGGAAAGTAACCATTACAAAAGATCAGTACACTGCCGCCATGGAAGGCGGGTATTATGACGGGGGCAGAAGCGAAGGTCTCAAGGTCGCCATTGCATACATTGCATATTCCCGATTCATAGTTAACAACCCAATCAATGCCACTGCTTTTGGGGTGAGGTACAAAGATGGCGAATTCAGCACTCGAGTAGAAGACAACATCATCATCCGTAGCTCGAACGAAGCACGGAACATCGGGGAAGCCTACCTCGAGAAGGCTATAAATCACCTTAAAGCTCTGCGGTTACTGACTTCATGTACTGAATACAAGGAGTCCCCGTCTCGTAAAATGATTATAGGGCGTAATAAATTATAAGTTTAACAGATATGGAGGAGGAAGTCATGAGAGCGGGAAAATGGATATGCGGGGGCATTGTAGGGTTTTGGGGATTTTTAGCTCCGGTCCAGGTCCTCATCCTTTGTGTCTGTATTGCCATAATCGTCGATTTCATAACTGGAAATATTGCTGACTACAAACGTCACAAACGAGCTCATCAAAAATATGTGTTCAAAAGCGAGAAAATGTGGGGTACCTGTTGGAAGTTGGGACTCAGCATTATCGGTATCGGCATGGCCTACATGCTTGACGTGTATGTCCTCCCGAACTTGGGGGGTCTCAACCTTGCCAACTTCTTCGCTGCTTTTGTAGTCGGGACTGAGTTTTGGAGCTTTCTCGAAAATTCAGCTATAATCTCAGATCATCCCATATTCAGAGCTCTGCGGTCATACATGGAGAGATCGGTCAGCAAGAAAACTCAAATAGACTTTGAATGCCATGAAGACAAGTAAGTATTTTAAGCCCGAAGAATTCGAGCGATGCAATCCGTCCTGCTCCATCGAAGCCATGGACCAGGACTTTCTCGATCTCCTGGATGACCTCCGTGAAAAGGCAGGCATCCCCCTCGTCCTCAATTGCGCTTATCGTTCCAAAGAACACGATAAGTCAAAAGGTCGGTCCGGCAACAGTGCTCACACCGAAGGTTTGGCAGTGGACATCCGGTGTGCCTCGGGCCCCAATCGGATGAAGATCCTCCAGGCAGCCATTGCATTGCGGATCCGGAGGATAGGCATCGACGGGAATTTTATCCACGTAGATGCTTCTAAAACCCTCCCGCAGGACACGATATGGACTTATTAAAGAGAGTACTCTGCACAATAGTTCTTGTAGGTATAGGCTTTATAATCGGGCGTAAAACAATCGAGGAAAAGACCGTTATAAAGTACGTCGATTTACCCCCAATTCAGGGGGAGGTCAAAGTCCCGGATTTGGTTCCAAAATGGGAGGGTTTTAGGAATCCAATCAAATTGATATATATCTATAAGGGCCAGGAGGAAAAGGTTCCCCAAACACCCCCAGAAATCACAAATGGAGGGGGTTTTGGGGAGGACCAAAAGGAGGTGGATACTCTGGAGAGCGTAAAAAGGACAATATTGGACTGGAATACGACCAGGAAATACGCTGGAACATTCTTCAAAGATCCCAAAATTGGCCAATTTGACTGGGAGGCTACAGTCCAATACAACACTCTCCAGTATCTTACGTACAAGTATATCCCCGTCCGAGAACAGATCAAAGAAACGAGGTCCCGGAAATGGTCCCCCTTTCTGAGAGCTTCGGCTAACTCATTCGGACAGGTTGGGGCTGGGGGAGGCATGTATTACAGAAATTTCGGAGTAGACGTATCCTATGTACGGGACTTCGAGCTGACCCGATCGGGGTATGAGGTCGGCTTTAGCTGGAAATTTTAGGAAACTACTCCGTCCCGGGCTTTGGGGGGAGCCCGGGTTTTTTGTGTTCCCAAGCCGAGGATATTGGCCCCCGTGGCAGGGACCAGCAGTAAACAATGAGAAACAATAATAAACAATCATTGTTTCTCGATAATCGATTGAATATCAATGATTTAGGCCCTTGTAAACAATGTAAACAATAATATAGGAGGAAAACCTGAAT